ATTAATTAAAGCTGGATTATCCAAAGAACTTTTGAAGAATTTGTCTGAAGGACAAGTTAATCAATTACATAACAGAATGATTTCTGAACAAGTAACTCCTTTACCACCAAAACCATCATATAAGGTTGGGCCTGAAGGTGGTGCATTACCTAAGTCAGATAAAGGTTACGCAATTAAGAAAAATCAAGACAATAGTATCACCGCAACACCAATGGAATCTGAATTGGGTGAAGACGATGATTTTGATGTTGTTAAAGACCCTGATGCTACAGCTGATGGTATGGGTATGCTTGAAACTGAAATTGGTGAAAGTAAAAAGAAAAAATCAAAATACAATCCTTGGGCAATTTGTACTTCATCAGTTGGTAGAAAAAACAAGAAAAAATATGAAAAGTGTGTAATGGATGTTAAAAAGAACATTAGAGAAGGTAAAAATCCACACCAAGTAATAGTTGAAATGGCTTTGGAAAAAATGGTTGAAAAACATATTTCTCCAAGAATGACAAAGAAAGATTTAGTTAATACATTGTCAGAACAAGGTATTATTCGTAGACCAATGACAAATATGACAATGGGTTTTGTTGGCGACAAGTTGGACAATCCGCTTAAAAATGTTTATTCTTCTAAAAAAGATACTATGGAACAACAAACAAAAGAGGCTCCAACAAGAGTAAAACCTGGTACTAAAGAAAAAGAAAAACCAGGTAAAATGGACCCATTTAAGAATCCAAAACATCAGCCAAAACCAAAGGCTAAAAAAGATATTGAGGAACAGGTAACAAAAACAGCACCAGCTCCAACAAGAGTAAAACCTGGTACTAAAGAAAAACCTGGTACTTCAGACCCATTCAAAAATCCAAAACACCAACCAAAACCAAAAGCTTTGGACAAACCTGCGAAGAAAATGGGTACCGTTGAAATTCCTGATTATTTAACTTTTGACCAATTAAAAATTAATTTCAAAGACCAATAATGGCTAATAAAAAAAGAATACATGAAGCTCCAATAGATTATGGAGATAGACCTGAAAGAATGTCACCAGACGTTGAGGGTAAAATAAATAGAGGTGAAACACCTTTATCTAAGAATCCTGCGTTTCCCGATATCCAAGGTGGTCAAGTACCTCAAACATTTGAACAATTAATTGCATCTAAAAGATTCAAAGATGTTGTTGATAAAGTAAAGAGATATACTGGTCAAGAAAACATTTCAGGTCAAAACGCTTTAATGCAGTTACAAATGGCTATGATGAGAGGAGTTCAAGATTTATTCAGAATTCAAGCAAATCATAAAGAATATTTGGAAAATTTGGCAGTTGATTTAGTTAGAAAAGAAATGGGTGTAAGACCCGACCAATTACAATACGATGCCAAACTTGTTGGTATGGGTGAGATTGATATGGAAGGTTTCTCAAAACATGGTGAAGAACCTGAAGAAGAAGAAATCGAACAAAATTTCCAACAACAAGAAGAAGACATTGAAGATTTTATTACCGCTTTTGAAAGATTTGATATTGAAAAGGCAAAAAGAAGATTTATTAATGCGTTAATTCAAGGTTCATCTAAAAAAGGACATTATATGTTTGAATTAGTTAGAGATGAACTTGATAGAATTGACCCAAGATTATTGAATCTATACGGTGTTGTTATGTCTGTTAATGATTTGATGTATTGGGTATTACCTGACCAAATGATGGACATGATGATGAGTCAATCTGGTGTTGGAGGTAAAGAAGAAGTTGATATTGAAACTGACCCACCAACAGTAAAAGCTCGTGGTTTGTTTTTTCCTATTTTGGTTCATGAGTTAATCAAAGGTACCATGGAAGTTTTGGGTACTCAAGGACTTCCTGATGACCCAAAACAAGCAGAAATGATTATGGGTTCAACAGATACTTTAGCAAATGAAGTTTGGGATTTAAGACTTGGGCCTGTATTGTGGGAAAAATTCTTAACAGCATACCCTGAACGTTTATTTGAAGAAGATAAAAAATTCATACAAAGCTACCTATTTGCAAGATTTTCAGCGTTGTCGGCTGATGAGTTTTTCAAATTAGCAAAAATGATTTTAAGAGGTGATGCAAAAGCAACATCTATCTTAGACAGAATGGTTACTGAAATTGTTAATCATCTTAATGAAGTTCACGATGAAGATGATGAAGATTCATCAAATTATGGTGATGAAGATGACGACATTGACCCTGATGATTTAAGTGATTTAGATGATTTCTTAGGTAGTTTAGGTATCGACAGGTCCTAACACTAACCTTTTATATGGGTTTCACCAAAGAACAATTATTATTAGAATACACAAGGTGCATTAAAAACACACCATACGCTCTAAAGACGTATCTTCAGACTTATGATAATACTCAGTCAAGATACGTCCCTTTAGAGTTATTTCCTGACCAAGTTAATTTGGTTGAGGATTATGAAAATTACAACGAAAACATTGCATTAAAATATCGTCAGGCGGGTGTGTCTACGGTAACCGCTGCTTGGGCAAGTAAAAGACTTGTATTTGCATCTAAAAATAGACCTGAAAAGGTTTTGATTATTGCCAACAAATTAGATACCGCTGTAGAAATGGCAAATAAAATTCGTGGTTTTACAGAGCAATGGCCTTCTTGGGTAGGTGTTGGATTTTCTCCTGATAAAAACGCCGCAAGACACTTCAAATTATCAAATGGTTGTGAAGTTAAAGCGGTAGCAACATCAAAAGACGCACTTCGTGGTTACACCCCCACTATGTTGATATTTGACGAGGCTGCGTATATTGAGGCTGACGGTGATTTCTGGGCAGCTTGTATGGCTTCGTTGTCTACGGGTGGTAAAGTTGTTGTTGTGTCAACACCAAACGGATATGACCCAATCTACTATGAAATTTACGAACAAGCCAATCGTGGAATGAACGATTTCAAGATTACCGAAATGTATTGGTATCGTGACCCTCGTTACACTAAAGATTTATATTTGGTTAAAACGGATGAGATTATTCATTACTTGTTAAACCGTGAAGAATATACTGCAGATAGAGTTATTGATTTTTCAGGTCGTGACCCCTATGAAAGAAATTATGATGAGTTAAAAGCTTATTTTGATTTGGGATATAAACCATGTTCATCTTGGTTTGAGGCGATGGTTAAGAAACTTAAATACGACAAACGTAAAGTTTCTCAGGAATTGGAATGTAATTTCTTGGGTTCAGGTGATAACGTATTTGATTCTAATTTAATTAAAAACATTACAGACAACATGATTAAGGAACCTATCAATAAAATGATGGGTGGTGGACTTTGGATATGGAAAGAACCTGAAATGGGTCATAGATATATTATGGGTGTGGACGTTTCTCGTGGAGATTCTGAGGATTATTCAACATTCCAAATTTATGATTTTGATGAAAAGGAACAAGTTGCCGAATATGTGGGAAAACTTCCACCTGACGTATTGGCTGAGATTGCTTACAAATGGGGTAATATGTACAACTGTTTTATCGTAATTGATATCACGGGTGGTATGGGTGTTGCAACGGCAAGAAAACTACAAGAACTTGGTTATAAAGATTTATATGTTGACGGAGTTGATTTTGGAAACAAATGGAAATTTGACCCAAAGGCGGCTGATAAAATCCCTGGTATTAACTTTAACAATAAAAGGGTTCAAATTATTGCGGCACTTGAAGAAAGTTTAAGACACGGATTAAAAGTTCATTCATCAAGATTATTGAATGAAATGAACACGTTTGTATATATCAATGGACGACCAGACCACATGAAAGGTCAACATGATGATTTAATCATGTCCTTGGCTATGGCAGTATATGTTTCAGATTCATCATTCTCACAACTTACAAAGGTCACACAACAAGCCAAAACAATGTTGGAATCATGGACTGTTCAATCACACGAACCACCAAAAGACCAATATTTTAATCCATCAATGCCAAATACGTCTTTCAAAGATAATCCCGCTTATCGAAATCAACCATCACAAAAAGATTATGAACAGTATTTATGGTTATTCGGCGGAATGAAGCGTTGATAAAAATAGAATATAATTTAGATTTTCAATATGGACCAAAAAAACTTGACAATATGGCAAAGATTATCCCAAGAGTTAGGACCTAATTCTTTGTTGGGTCAAGACATGCCCACATATAAGTTCGATAAAAAAGAACTTTTAAGAACTCAGGATAAAGCTGAGTACGAAAAACAAAAACTCCAAGCTCAACAAACATTCTTTATTGCCAGTCAATGGGCAAAAATTGAAAATAACCTTTATAGTCAGGCAGTTTATTATGAACCAACTCGTTTGGCATCGTATTATGACTATGAATCTATGGAGTATACTCCTGAGATTTCTGCCGCTCTTGATACCTACGCTGAAGAATCTACAACTGTAGATGAAGATGGTTACATGTTACAAATTTACTGTGATTCTCCAAGAATCAAAGCTGTACTGGGGGATTTATTTAACAATGCGTTGGATATCAATACAAACTTACCAATGTGGACTCGTAACACCGCAAAGTATGGTGATAACTTTGTTTTCTTAAAGTTGGACCCTGAAAAAGGTGTTGTTGGTTGTTTACAACTACCAAACATTGAAGTTGAACGTATTGAGGTTGGTATGAAAGGTAGAGCCACTTCAGGTTATGGTGGACCAACAGCATCAAATGCTGGTGTTAAAAGTTTAACATTTACTTGGAAAAACAAACAACTTGAATTTAATAGTTGGGAAATTGCTCACTTCAGATTATTGGGTGATGATAGAAAACTTCCTTATGGAACATCAATGTTGGAAAAGGCAAGACGTACTTGGAAACAATTGGTTTTGGCTGAAGATGCGATGTTGGTGTATAGAACATCAAGAGCACCTGAAAGACGTGTGTTTAAGGTGTTTGTTGGTAACATGGATGATGCTGATATTCAACCATACGTTCAAAGATTTGCACAACAGTTCAAGAAAGACCAAGTAGTTGACCCACAATCAGGAAACGTAGATATGAGATTTAACCAAATGGCGGTTGACCAAGATTTCTTTATTCCTGTTCGTGACCCATCAGCTCCAAACCCAATTGAGACATTACCAGGAGCTCAAAACTTATCAGAAATTGCCGATATCGAATATATCCAAAAGAAACTTTTAACAGCATTAAGAATTCCAAAAGCATTCTTAGGTTTTGAAGAAGTTGTTGGTGATGGT